ATAATTCGGCTTGAAGGTTGTTGGACACTGAGTGTAGGATGGCGTCGCGGCGAATCGGAATGCCCGACTCGCCGTGACTTCCACGCAACCTTGCGAGTGACCGCAGAGGTTGGTGGCGGGTTAGAGATAGCCGAAGGAACTAGAAAAGTCTAGCCCGCACATCACCTTCCAGCCACTCGCCTTCTCAGGGAGAAAGGCGATGAATCAATCAAACCCAAACTCAAATCAATTTTTGACTCGCCGGGCCCAGATGGCCTTTGTTGGCATCGGCATGTGGCTGTTGCTCTTTTTCTGGACGATTTCAGCATTCTGGCAACACCTTGACCAGCTGCAGCCGTCGTATGCGACGATGGCCAAATGCGGCGCGGTAGCTGGTGAGTTCGCGCTGCTCGCTCTCGTTCTCTGGCACTGCTTTGATAAGCACTTAGGGGTCAGGCGCTGGTCGCTGATATTTGCATTCCTGCTCGCGGGTGTGCTGCTCTCTCACGGTGGCGCGCTCCGGGGCCTACACGAATCGGCCACTCTCCAGCGTGAAACCGAGCAGAGAATGGCAGAAGCGATGGCCAAAATGACGCGCGAACAGCAGGCAGGTATCCAAGCTAGCGCGGGCGGCACTCAGCGCGAGCGGCTGGCGAAGGAGAGGCAGGCGAAAAATGCCCAGGCTGAGATCGCCAAAAACGCCCAGGCTGAGGTCGCCAAAAACATTGCCGCGGCTGACGACAAGATCAAGGAATCCTCGATATTTCCGCGATGGTATCTCGACGGTTGGATGTACTCCGTTATCTTCATCCTGGCACTGGGTTTCGTGAGCATTATCGGTCTGCTGATGATGCGCGGTGACGTAGACGCCGACTTCGACGGGATCCTAGACCGTGACCAGGAAATGGCGCCGCGCCGAATTCGCCCGCTCTCGCCTCAACCGGTCGAGGGGAGATCAGATCGAGACCCAAAATCGTAGCGCCTCCGGGTGGCGCCGGGCCGGTGGCGGGATTGCAGGCGCATATTGACGACCTGGCTGAGTGGCCAGATCGCGGACTGTCTCAACCTCCTGAGACACTGCCCGATGAGCCAGTCTCGACGTGCGACAGTACTGTCGCAAATCGGACTGTCTCAGATGCGAAAATTGAGACTGAGACACCAGTGTCTCAAACGCTTTGCGACACTGCGCCAAAGGCCCACGTAGACAGTACTGTCGCAAAGGTCGTAAACCTTGCCGAGGCAAGGAGAAAGCGAAACGCGAAAACCGCTTGCGACAGTACTGTCGCAAAGGGCAAAAAGCGCAGTGTCTCAAAGGGGGAAATCGCGCCAAAACCGAAGCCGATTTCCGGCCACGAATGGCGGCGGCAAGGGACGGGATGGACACTGCTTCGCTCCTGGTATGAGACAATCGAAACTGGTGATAGAGTGCGTAGGCGAGAGTATGTCCAACACTACTCGGCAACAGCCTTGCGGCGTGCTGAGACACTGCGAAAGGAGATAGCATGAACGAAGCCGGAAGAGAGATTGCGATCTTGTCCCTGGGGCAGATTTTGGCCCTGGCTGAAGATCACATCGAGGGAAAAGACCTTGAGATACTGGAGAGGCACGTGAAGCAGATCGCTGCCATTCTTCAGGGTAAAGAATGGAATAGGCCGGACGAAACCACGGCCCACTTGTTATTCAATGTGCGTCAATTACTGACGGGAGGCTCCATTGATAATTGATAAAGGTGTTGTGTTTGCGGGATAAGTGCCAACAACGCAACGCTCCCCTGCTCTCCGGCAAACGGAGATGTCCGCGATGTCTGCTCTGGAAACAGCCCGACGACTTCCACGCGAGCGCGCGCAGATCGTCCAGGCGACATCTGTATTGCAAAAGCTGTCGGCGGGCTGAGGCTCGCCGGTGGTGGCAGCAGGTGGGGAAGTGGCGGCGAAGTGGACATCTGAATTAAAAAATCAATTCAAATGTCCGTGACCTCATCCTCCTCTCGATTAGCCTTACGGCCGTGTGGCTGTGGCTTTGGCGATCTCCTTTTAGTTGTTGGTTCGATATCAGGCCGCGCCTTCAGCCGATAAACGCGCGGCCTATTCCAATATGGCGATTTGCACGCCGGACACCTCTTCGGGTGTCGGACGAAAGGGCGCCAGCGATGCTCGCAGCGATTACATCTCAGGATTTTATGCACGATATATCCTCCCCGCCCTCGATCGCCCATCCGCGCAGCCGGGCTAGAGCTTCAGCCAAATCCAGCCGCGCTAGGATTTCGGGTTTATCGGCCCAATGATCGCGGGCCTCAGCGAGATTGAAGCGCCGACATCCCGCCCGAATCACGCATCCATCCTCATAGTAGAGGAAGAAGTGATACCCTCGGCCATCAAAACCGAGGCTGATCACGTTGGCTGCGCCCAGATCGGCTCCGCGCAGATCGGCTCCGCGCAGATTGGCTGCGCCCAGATTGGCTTCGCCCAGATCGGCTACGCGCAGATCGGCGTCGTCCAGATCAGCTGCGCGCAGATCGGCGTCGCGCAGATTGGCTTCGCGCAGATTGGCTTCGCCCAGATTGGCTGCGCCCAGATCGGCTCCGCGCAGATCAGTTGCGCGCAGATCGGCTCTGCGAAGATCGGCTTCGCGCAGATTGGCTTCGCGCAGATCAGCTGCGCCCAGATCGGCGTCGCGCAGATCAGCTGCGCGCAGATCGGCTCCGCGCAGATCAGTTGCGCGCAGATCAGCTGCGCCCAGATCGGCGTCGCGCAGATCGGGGCGCATTTTCGCTGCGCGTGCTTCGCCTACCACCTCAGCCACCACCTCGGCGATTGACACCGCACTATCGGAGCGGTAGATCACCTCTCCTGTGTATCTGTGTTTGATTTCTGCCATGTGATCTCCTTCTGCGGGCTTCGAAATATCCCGCTTGTTTGCGCCGCTGGTGCTGCTCGCGCCAACGGCGGCGTTGCTCGATGCGTCAATAAATTCAATCTACTAACGTGAGTATATCCAGATTTATCGTTTTGTCAACAAAAAAATCTGGAATCTTGGCAATTTGTTCGCGCTCGTGTAGGCTGATAGGTGATGGCTGGCAGAACTATCAACCACATCAAGCACTTGAAGCCGGACGGGAAAAATGCCCGACGGCATAACCCGCGTAATATCGGGTTGATTGGGGACGCTCTGCGGGAGGTCGGCGCGGCTCGCTCGATTGTGATTGATGAAGCCGGCAACATTCTCGCGGGTAACGGAACAATCGAAGCAGCCGCCGAAGCCGGTATCACGAAAGTCCAAGTAGTGGACGCTGACGGAGAAACGATTGTCGCTGTGCGGCGCCGAGGGCTCAGCAAAAAGCAGAAACAGCGGCTCGCGCTCTATGACAATCGCGCATCTGATTTGGCTGGATGGGAAGCCGACATCCTGAGAGAGTTTGAAACCGAGCACCTGCTTGACGGTCTTTTTTACGACGAGGAGTTTGAGGCGCTGTGTGATCAGCCCGCTGATCTTGCGGACAGCCATGACGGTGACGATATTGATGGCCTACCAGATGACGCGATTGGCGGCCAGGTGTCCGTGCTCGGCTTGAAGAATGACGCACGGTTTCCGTCCTCCAACCAGTGGGGCATACCGGACTTACTGCCGGAGTTGCTCGCCGAATGTCCGCAACCAATCAGGGTCTGGGCATCCGATAAGTCGGAGCCATCTGACTATTATTTAGCTGTCTATCAGAATATCTCTCAGGCTGGACTGAATCGCGAGAACGCGATCTTGAGTTTCTACACTCACGACGCAAAATTTGAGATGATCTGGTATGCGCCCGGTCAGATAGTCGAGAAGCTGCTTGCGCAGCATTGGCGAGCTATCGTCGCACCTAATTTCTCGCTGTGGGCGCATCAGCCCAGATTGATTCAGATGTGGCAAGTCTTTCGCTCCCGGTGGATCGGGCGCTATTTGCAAGGCGCAGGCATTAGCGTTATTCCCGATATCGATTGGATTGATGACGCCTCGTTCGAATTCAACCTGCTGGGGATACCAAGCAACCCGCCTTGTGTGGCAATTCAGTGCCAAACCGCGCTGGCAAACAAACAGGAAGAAGCACAGCGCGCGGACGGTATTGCACGTATCGCTGCCTCGCTTGAGCCGAAGCAACTATTGATCTACGGGGCCAATGATGAGTGGCAATCACGGATAGCTGAGATTGTCCATGGACAATCTGAGATTATTCACGTCGAACAACTCTCGCGGCGATTGCGTCGCGTGTACAAAGTGGAGAAAACCAAATGACGTTTCCGGGCTTGATCGGTCGGAAGAGTGGCGGCGGCGGCGGCGGCACAACCGCATCTTCTGGCGCATCTTCCAGAGGCAGTAGGGGCGCGAGGGGTACGTCCCTCCCGACTCGGGGCCAGTTTGCGCGGGGTGCGGCCGGGCAGGCGGCTTTCGAGCGTGCGCTGCGAGCCGCTCGTGCTCGTATTACTAGAGCTCGCAGGGCGGCAGCCTAATGCCGCGCGCAAAATCCAAGCCGAAGGGCAAGCCGCGTGGTAGGCCGTCGAAACTCACGCCTGAGATCCAAGAGCAGATCGTCAAGGCGATCAAAGCCGGGAACTATATCGAAACAGCGGCGGCCTACGCGGGCATCGCCAAAGACACACTCTATAACTGGCTGAAGGAAGGCGCGCGGTCAGAGAGCGGAGCTCTTCGTGAGTTTTCGGACGCAGTAGAAAACGCCCTGGCGTTCGGTGAGATGCGCGATTTGCAGCGGATTGACCAGGCGGCGACAGCAGGCCAGTGGCAGGCTGCCGCTTGGCGTCTTGAGCGGCGCTTCCCCAAGAAATGGGGAAGACAGGAACGACACGAAATCTCAGGTGAGGGCGGCGGCGCTCTCAAAGTAGTAGTCGAGTACATCAATGCCAGCGACGACACTGAACATTAAGCTCCCGCGGCTGCATAGCGCACAGCGGGAGATCGTGCGCGGCGCGCGGCGATTCAACGTCGTCTGCTGCGGCCGCAGGTTTGGCAAGACGAAGCTGGCCGTAGACCGCCTGCTACAGCCCGCGCTCAGCGGCTTTCCTGCGGCCTATTTCGCCCCGACCTACAAGATGCTTTCTGAAGTCTGGCGTGAAGTTCAGCAGGTGGTTGCGCCAATTACGGCGCAGCGGAACTCTCAAGAAAAATGGTTACGGCTGATCACTGGCGGGAAGATAGATTTCTGGTCACTCGAAAACCCAGACATCGCACGCGGGCGCAAGTACAAGCTCGCTGTGATTGACGAAGCGGCGCAGGTAGCCTGGCTTGAGGAAGCATGGCAGAAGGTATTGAGACCAACATTGACCGACTATCAGGGCGCAGCGTGGTTTTTTAGCACGCCGCGTGGCCTGAACTACTTTCACCAAATCTATCAGCAGGGCGCTGACCCCCTGATCGCTGAGTGGCAATCGTGGCAGATGCCGACTGCGCGCAATCCCTTCATCGCGCCGCAGGAGATCGAAGCCGCGCGTCAGGAATTGCCCGGCGATGTATTTCAGCAGGAATACCTCGCTGAGTTCATTCAGAACGCCGGAGCAGTGTTTCGTAACGTCGAGGCGTGTCTGAAGGCTTTGCCAACCCCTCCAGCAGAGCATCAAGGGCACTATCTTATCGCTGGCGTGGATATGGCGCAGAAGCAGGATTTCACGGTGATCAGCGTGGCTTGTCTGACGTGCGGATGCGAGGTCGAGCTTGACCGCTTCAACCAGATCAGTTGGGCATTGCAGCGGGGTAGGCTCGACGCGCTCTATCGCAAGTGGCGACTGGCAGATATTTTGGTCGAAGCAAACTCAATCGGCAGTCCAAACCTGGAGGCGTTGCATGCCGACAATCTGCCCGCGCGCGGCTTCGAGACCACGCCAAGCAGCAAGCCTCCATTGATCCAATCACTCGCTCTCGCCTTCGAGCGGGCAGAGTTTCAGTGGCTGCCTGATCCGGTAGCCAAAGGCGAACTACTGGCATACGAGGCTACAGTAAGCCGATTGACTGGCCGCGTCAGCTATTCTGCGCCGGAGGGCAAACACGATGACACGGTAATTGCTCGCGCGTTGGTCAATTGGATTCGGACAACTCAGGTAATGCAGACGCCGGCAGGCTCGGCGTCAATGAGCTTGTTCAGGTAATCACAATGGCAACTTTTGACGAATGGACACTCGAAGATGCACGCGCGACCGTCGCGGAGCATCAGCCCGCAGACGCTGAGGTAAATAAGCTCTTTTTTCAGGGAGATCATTTTCAAGATGGCGATGGTTGGATTGGCCCAAAACCGGCTGAGACTGACGACGAAGCCGAAACCGTGTGGGAGGAGATCGAGGCGGGCTTCGTCAGCAAAAATGCAATTGCCGAAGTGATTGACCGCCACGCGAACGCGGTGATCGGCAGAGAGCCGAGCTGGTCACTGTCGCCACGCCGCGCTCTGGCCGAAGATGAACAGCCATCAGCGGAAGAGCAATCGCTGATCGCAGAGGCCGAAGCCGCGCTCACTGAATGGTGGGATTCGAAGAAGCAAATCCTGCTTGAGCTCCAGACCGCGCTCCGATCTGCGCTCTGGGGCGAGCGCGTCTGTCTGCGGCTGTACGTCCCGCGCGGGTTGACTCAGGACGCAGACGGCGAGATCAGAGTGCCCCGCGGCGATTTGGCCGAGTCACTCAATCGGATATTTCTCGAAGTTGTAGAGTTTGATCGAGGCGCCATCGAGCGCGATCCCGACACGCAAGAGGAGGTCGGGGTGTACGTTTTCGCAGACAAAGATAATCTCGGCTTGCTGCCTGATGAGCCGCAAGACTTCGCTGAGCTTCACTATCTGGACGCGGACCAACGGGCCATCATTCGCCTAGTCGGTGGGACTCAAGACGCGCAAACTACGCTAGACCTCAGTGGCCAGATCGCGTTTCACCAGATCAGGCTGACGCCGTTCATCACTGAGCAAGTGCGCAGCCAGAACAAGCTGCTAAATATGGCTTGCACGATGATGGCTCGAAACGTGGTACTCGGCGGGTTTTTGGAGCGAGTGATCCTCAATGCCCAGCTTCCGGGTCAGTGGATTGATGATCCCGACAATCCGGGGCGGAAAAAGTTCCAGCCGGAAGCGTTCAGAGTGGGAGCGGGCAGCACAAATGCTCTCGCGGGGATTCCGATCTACGGCGATCCGTCGCGGCCCGGACAAGTCACTGGCTATACCTCGCCGAACGTGGTCTATCGCGATCCGGTTAATCCAACGAGCTTTATTACCACCAAAGCTGAAGCGTACTCGGACATCCTTGACGAAACTCGGCAACGCCACGTGCTGATCGCCCGCGACGCGACGGCATCAGGTGAGAGCAGGCGTCAGGCGATGGCGGACTTCATTCAGTCTCTTGACGCGACCGTGACGGCGATGAATACCGCCGGCCGCTGGCTGGTCGAGACCGCGCTCGCAATGGCGGCGAATTTCTCAGGCGAGGCTGAGAGGTTCAAATTACTGCGCGCGATATTCGAGTGCAAGATCAATCCGGGGCCAATCCCATCAGACGAGCAGCAGCAGGTGATCAATCTGCGCAGTGGTGGACTTATCTCACGCGAGACTGCGATGACTCGCGTGGGCGTAGACGATCCGGCAGCGGAGGCCGCGCGCATCGCGGCTGAGGCGACAGCAGCGGCTGAGCAGCAGGCTGAGCTATTCAAGATTCTGCCCCAGCCGACAGGAGGGGAAGAGCAGTGAGTGCGAGAGAACAGTATCAAGAATTCCTCGAATGGCTCGACTCGAAGCGCACAGAGATTCTCCGCGCGTGGATAGCGTGCGCAGACAACGATAATGATGCAAAGATTCTCTATCGGCGGCTCTTATTCAAAATCCAAGCCGAACAGCGAGAGACCGAGCGGAAATTGGAGAACTTAGCGAATGCGAATATCTAAGCGGATCAGGCTGCTGCGAGGCGGCTACTGCGTAGTTTGCGGCGCACCGGGCCGATGCGCACGGTGCAAACGTTGTTGGCAGTGTGGTTGTGTATGCAAGACACAGATCAAGATCAACCCCGCGAGCCAACAAAGCTCGCGGTCATCAGATGCGACCGGCCAGAATGCCGCGCGAATCTCGCGCTCTCGTGGGATCGAGCGGTAATCGTTGGCGCGGTGATCTTGCGCGGCAAGGTGCGGCTGGAGTGCGCTAAGTGCCACTGGGGTACGTGGTGGTATCCCGCCCCTAGAGTGAATAAGAAGTTGACAAGTCAACCTGATAATGTAGTATCTTGAGGTTGCTACTTACCGAAAGAAGGCTTGAGCAGGGGCAACCTGCTCATCCGAGATGAGCGCCGGAGTTGAAACGGGGAGGTTTCAGCTTCGGCGCTTTTCATTTACCTACCACAGAGAGTCACGGGCTCTCTCTCTCACCTTCAGGGAAGGACACAATGCCAGACGACAATAAAGACGACCACGGCAAAGGGCCGGATTTGACAGCGGCGATTCAGGCCCTCCTAGGCAAGCATGACAACAACGCTTCAGCGGCGATCAATCAATTGCTCTCTGAAAATTTCAAGCTCCGTGAGGACAAGCGGAAGCTGAAAGAGGCGGCAGATGCGAAGGTTGATAAGCCGGCTGAAGGATCAGTGATCCTGACGAAAGCCGAAGCCGAGCGATGGGAAGCTTACAAGCTTCTCGGCAAGCCCGATGATGTGAAGGCCGCCCTCGCTGAGCGCGACACGCTCAAGGCCGAGAACGCGAAGGCGCAGCGCAAAGAGTTGCTGCGTAGCGTTGCTGAGGTCGAGGGCTTTGACCCGGACGTGCTCACATCTTTGGCCGCTAACGATCTTGGCTTCGAAGTCAAAGAAGTCAAGGACAAAGAGGGGAAAGCGCTGAAACAGGCATTCGTAATTATCAAGTCTGGCGACAAGCAAGAATCGAAGGCGTTGACTGATTACGCGAATGAGACATGGCAGAAGTTTCTGCCTGCTCTGAAGCCGTCTGAGACGCCCGAAAAGAAGAGCAATAGCAGCGGTACGCCCTACGTTCCGCAGAAAAAGGGCGAGCCGCCGAGAGAACCTGATCGCGTGGCAGAGGAGCGCAAGAGACTTCTCAGTCGAGGCGATTATCAACTCTGAGGAGTGAGACATGGCTGAAATCTCAAAATCAGGCACACCGTCTCTCGCCTCGCTCACCACGCAGGTAGAGTCCATTTCGGGACTCGTGGCGGGCGAAGCATTAGGCGCATTCGATGCCTGTTATATCAAAGATACTGACGGCAAGGTGTACAAATCTACCGGCGCGGCTGCGAACCCGGCCGCAAAAGTGCGAGGCTTCGCGGCGCAAGCCGTAGCAGCGGGCGAGCCCATCACGCTCTATACAAATCCGCGTGTGCGCTACGGCGCGTCGTTGACGCCTGGCGCGCAATATTTTTTATCCGGTACAACGGCGGGCGGCATCGCTGATGCCGCCTCGACTGGCGGCACTGGGCAAATCGGATTCGCAGTGGACGCGGTTCGGATCCAATTCAATCCGAGTTATTACTGAGGAGGTAGACGATGGCACTTGGAACTTTAGTTACTCTCGACACCCTCGCCGCCTCCCAGCAGACCATTGCGGAGATCGGCGAAGACAGGGCTTTTGACGCGATAAACTCGGCGTTGCAAGCGCACAACTCAATAATGAATGAGTTGACTAGCGGGCTTGCTGAGGCGACTACCGACCGTCAGCGGCGATACGGTGGCGACGACAACATGACGATGGATGAGGTCGACGAGTTTGGCCGAGGCGACGCGCAGAAGATTTCTGCCGGCGTGACGGTCGGATTCCCGCTGCGGCTATTCGATCTGAGCGTTCAATGGAGTCGAAAATACTTTCAGAACGCAACTGGCGCAGAACTGGCGGCTCAATTCACGGCGGCGCAGAAGGCTCACCGTAAGCGCGTGATCCGCGAGATCAAGCGCGTCATCTTCACACCAACCAACACCAACAACTGGGTTGACCGGTTGGTAGACACTGTGCAACTGAACCTCAAGGCTTTAGTCAACGCGGACAGCGCCGCAATTCCCGCGGGCCCGAACGGCGAGACATTTGACGGCGCGACTCACACTCACTATCTCGGTACGGCATCGCTTGCCGCGGCTGATGTGATTGCGCTCCTCGAAACTGTGCGTGAGCATTACAACAGCGGTCAGCAAATGCTGTACATCAATCGCGCGCAGGAGACAGCCATTCGCGGCTTCACGGCGAATTTCACAGCCTACTTGGACGCGCGGATCATCGGTCAGACCGATGAAAATCAAGCACGCGGCACGCTCAATCCGAGTAACCTCTATAACCGGGCGATAGGCGTTTTCGACGGCGCTGAGGTCTGGGTGAAGCCGTGGGTTCCCGCAAATTACATGTTCACGTGGATTGATGGTGTTCCCAAGCCGTTAGTGAAGCGTGAGCGCCGCGCAGGCTCTGGCAATCTCGTGATCGCGGCTGAAGACGAGGCTTATCCTCTGCGAGCTCGCACGCTTGAAGCTGAATTTGGCTTCGGGGTGTGGAATCGGACGAATGGCGCGGCTCTGCGGACAAACAACGCGACCTACGCGGCGCCGACCATTAACGACTGAGGCAGCGATGGCAACGAAGAAACAGGCTACTGATCCGCCCAAACATGGCGCGGCCAGTGAGGCCACACAGCCTAGCGAGGCACAATCCCCCCACTCCCCCGACAGCGCGCCGGGAGCGGCTGACAGCACCGTTCCCGGCGGGCGATACGTGGTTGACGGGGTGGTTGTGAATTGCGACGGCGAGCCGATTGAATAATTAAATTCAGCCGGGGATTCTAACGGGGAGAGCTGTCCGATGACAGATAACGGCTCGGAGTCTTCGGCTGAATACCTCTGTGCAATGCCGACAACAGTACAGATCGAAAACGCAGACCCTCTGACTGCCGATCAGGCGATAAACTTGATCGCGGCTCTGCGAGGCTCTGCGCTCTACTCGCTCAACCGTCACTTGTATCCAGATGTTGACGATCTGGTTACAGCACAAATCGCTCAGGCGACGGCGTTATCCAGGCTGCTTTCGTCTGTGCACGACGTGGTTTTCCGCGATGGGCTCTCGACCGTTGCCATCAGCGGCAGCAAGGACGGAGTGAATTACTCGGCTGAGCGAGACAGGGAAGAGGAGCTGACGCTCGCACTGGACGCACTGATAGATAGGCCAGTGGGTGCGACAACGCTGGGGCCGAGCGCGACCGGCAGTTTCAACCTAAATAATCAAGACGTGTTCTAACTGAATGCCAAGCACTCCCGGGACAATCAATTTCCCAACTTCGCTTGATGATGTCGTGTCGTTGATCGAGGCGCATAACAACGCCTCATCAACGCTGACGGCGGGCATCAGCAACTCTGCTCTCTCGATTCCCGTTGCTGATCCTGCTGAGTTCAGCGATTCGGGCGTGATTACGCTGGTTGATGATCTGACTAACCCGACCAAGATCGAGATTGCGATCTATACCAGCAAGAGCGGTAGTAACCTGGTTGTCCCGGCTGGCGGCAGAGGCGCGCAGGGAACGACGGCACAGTCATTCAGCAGCGGGCATTTTGTTGAGCAGCGAGTCACGGCGAGGCATCACACGGTCTTAGCCGCAGCCGTGATCGCAATTGAGACCAAGATTGGCAGCGGCGCCGACACTCCCGCTCTCAATCAATTTTTTATTGGTAACGGCGCAGGATCGAGCGAATGGCGCGCCCTTGTCGCCGGCGACATCCCCGACCTCAGCGCGACGTATTCTCCGGTCGCGCATACTCACACTTTCGCATCGTTGACCAGCAAGCCGACAACGCTCGCTGGCTACGGCATCACAGACGCGCAGGGACTCGATGCCGAATTGACCGCGCTCGCGGGGTTAGTTAGCGCAGCCGACAAGCTCCCGTACTTCACGGGAAGCGGCGCGGCTGCTTTGGCCGATTTCACGTCTTTCGCTCGCACCCTGTTGGATGATGCTGACGCGGCGACGGCGCGAGCGACGCTTGGCGCACAGGCGAGCGGCAATTACATCACTGCGCTGACCGGCGACGTGACAGCGACCGGGCCGGGGAGTGTGACCGCGACAATCGCTAGCAACTCAATTACCTACGCCAAACTCCAGGATATTTCAGCTACCCAACGAGTAGTTGGCCGTAACACAGCCGGGGCGGGCGACGCTGAGGAAGTGACAGCGAGTCAGTTACTCGACTGGATTGGCTCGACACGCGGCGCGATCCTGTATCGAGGTGCATCGGGGTGGGCAATCCTCGATCCTGGTAGTTCTGGGCACGTGTTGACCAGCAACGGAGCGGGCGCTGATCCGAGCTATCAGGCGGCGGGCGGCGGAGGGATGAGTATTGGCGGGACTGTGACGGGCGGTACGACAGGCAGTGTGCTGTTTGTCGGTTCTGGCCCTGTGCTCGCTCAGGATAATAGCAATTTATTTTGGGATGATACAAACAACCGGCTGGGCATTGGCACTAGTACCCCTGGCAGTCCGCAGGCGGCACGGTTACAGGTAATCGCCGATGATAATAACCCGGTGGTGTTCTATGGCACTGTCGGCTCGCAGAATAATATCCTGGAGATTCGCAGTAATACGACGAGCAACACACTACTAGCGCGCCTCGGCAATACAGGCTTGACGAATGTCCAGTATATTGAGGTAAGTAATACTGGGAATGCGCAGGCCTTCAAGGTGCTCGGCTCTGGCGGCGGTACGGCAAACATTGCCACGTTCGGCAAGTCAGGCAACGACAACCTAGTGGTTATTGGTCACGATGGACAACTCACAGTGATACCCGTAGATGTTGCCACCGCCTCTGTTGTAGAGGTCGGGCGATTTGGGATTATATCCACGGGTGTGGCCGCCAATGGCCTCGGCGGCTCTCTGGCATTTGTTGCCGAAACCACGACAACAAATAACACGCTTGCGGGCTCGCATGCCTGGGTCTGGTCTGACGCCACACACGCGAGCCGCACGAGTTATCAGCGTTTCACTGTAATTGGGAACGCGGTTGAACACGAAATTCTCAAGCTTCAGGCGGGAGCGACCGGTACGCCTGCGACCGGCATTGAGATACAGAGTGCGGCGGCGGGCAGTGGGGTGACGATATCGGCGATAAGCAGTGGGAGCAATGAGGCATTGGTCATCACATCAAAGGGTAATGCAAAAGTGACCATACAAGCGCCGAATTTGACAGGTGGGGCCATTGAACTCATTGCCCGAGATAGGACGTACACATTCGGAGACGGGGCACAGAACGCATTTTATAATCCGGCCCAATTGGTGCAGGCAAGCACTGTGAGAATGAGTGCGAACGCGGGTGTTGGGTGGTCTTCGCAGACGACACCTAGCGCCTCGGATAACGATA